CCCCGCTAGTACACCATCAGAATTAATGGAATCAATGGTAAAAGAAACTTCAAATAATAAACCAAGTACTTCATGGGCAGATGCCGCTGAAGAATAAAGAATAAAGAATAAAGAATAAAGAATAAAGAATAAAGAATAAACAATAAACAATAAACAATAAACAATAAACAATAAACAATAAACAATAAACAATAAACAATAAACAATAAACAATAATTATTATTATTTTTCTAATCTAGAAACTTAATAATAATATTTTTAAATTACTCTTTTGGAAATTACACAAATACACAAATACACAATTAAGTACTTAATTCGAGTAAGCAAGGCCACCCATACCCGACATGATACGGAGGACATTGTAATTGCGAGCATAGACAGTCATTAGAGCGGAAGAAGCTGGGGTTAGTTCGTGGAGGGGGACAACGGGCGATACTGGTTTGCCTGTGTTGAGTTCGAACTCTAGGATGGTGTTATCAATACGCGAGAAATTGCAAGTGCCGGATGGCTGGTGTTCTTCTGGGCGTAGGGCGAAAGAGTAGACGTATAAGTTAGAGTCGGGGATGTTGGTGTGGTGGATGAATGGCTGCCACTGACGGAAAAAGAGAGGGCCACGTTTGGGGTTGAAGCGGTAGTGTCCATTTAATCTTAGGACAGCCGAGACCATAAGGTCAGGGCCTAATTTTTCATCACCGGGACCCGCATTCGCGAAATTGAACCAGTCATTATTGTCCTGATTGTCCTGGCGCTGGAAGAACCAGACAAGTTCTTTGCAAGGGTGATTGAAGGTTAGGCGCTGGGTTAGTAGACCACCTTTGGAAACATCAACAGTGGTTTCGTTGTGCTGAACCTGTTCGATTAGGTATTCGTGCGACATCTGCGCAAAGCGACGACGTTCATCAGTGTCTAGGTAAATATAGTCAATGAATAGGTCAATCTGGGGGATAGGCGCGGGGCCAGTTAGCTGCCAGTCAGCAGCGGGAACGTGGTTGCCATCAGCATCAACTAGGACAACTAGCTGACTGAAAGCGGAGAACTGGAAGATGAATTTGACTTCGTGGTACTGGAGGGCAATTAGGGGTAGAGATAGACCCGCATTGATATTGAACCAGAAGTCAAGGGGGACGTGTAGGGTCTGTTCCGCATCCGCGTTGCCTAGTAGGAGCCAGCCCGCCGCGTCCTGACCACCAGTCATCTTCTGGTAGCCACTCGCTTTTTCGGAAGTCATGGTTAGTTCCTGCCAGACATACATCCAGTGGCCGTAGTGTTTGTCGATTTCCTGTCCACCAATTTCGACGGTGACATAGTTAATCATGGCTAGACCAACATAGTTAGTCCAGCATAGAGTGGCACCGTTGGTGACCGGAGATGGAGAAGTTCCAGTTGGAGTCCAATTGCCAGTTGATAGCGAAGGTAGGACAACCTGTAAATAGGCCGAGTTAATTAAATCGCCATTACGCGACACAATGACGGTAGAGCGAGAGCCGAAGACGGCGTTGCCCGAGAAGGTCTGCTGGATGTTTTCCATCGCGAAATTGGTATGACGACGATAGACGACTTTGAAGAAAGTGATCTGAGGATTACCTGTTAAGTAGATATCCTGAGCACCGTAAGCGACAAGCTGCATTAAACCACCACCCATGTTTTATTTGTTATAATATAGAAAAGAAAAAAAAAATAGAAAAAATACCGAATTAATTAATTTAATTAAATTTAATTAAATTAATTTTTCGCGTAATTAAAAAATAAATATAGTATTATTTATTAATAAATGGCAGACGAATATTCGGATTCTATAGACAACTTTAAAAAACCTAAACAAGTTTCTATCCAAATGCCTCAACAAGGTCAAGGACAAGGCCAAATGCCTCAACAAGGTCAAGGACAAGGCCAAATGCCTCAACAAGGACAAGGACAAGGCCAAAAAATGACAGAAGAACAAATGAAAGTTTATCAACATCAACAGATGCTTCAGCAACAAAAATATATGCAACAGCAACAAATGATACAACAGCAACAAATGATGCAACAGCAACAATCTATGAATGGTGATAGTGATAAATCACTGTTAACTAAATTAAAAAATTTAAATGTTAATCAAACATTACAAGAAGTATTAGTTCTATCTGTTTTATTTATAATTTTTTCATCTAGTTTTTATAGAGATACAATTACTAAATATATACCAATGATTACAGTTTCTAATAATGAATTAAATACAATGGGTATTTTAATATCAGCTGTTTTATTATCAGTAGTTTTTATTATTTCTAGGACAATTATTTAATTAATTACTTACCTTTAATAGGTTTTTTACTTCTAGTTGGGCTTTTATTAGTAAATTGATTATATAAAAGGTCTCTAACATTATCTAATTTATTGTCAATACTTTCATTTTTATCTGTTATTTTATTAATAAGCATTTTATCGATTTTATCATCCTTAAAATTTAATAACTTTTTTAAATGTGGTGTACAAGGAATTGTTGGGCTTGAAAAATCTCTACAATAACCATACTTTCTACCATCCATTGAATCACATTTACAAAAACATTTTTGGCAAATACCATCTTTATTTAATTTAAAATAGACACCACACGAATTATGGTCTCTTTTAATATTTAAACAATATTTACTTTTAGTGCATATTATATAAATATTATTTGAATGGAAAATTCTCTTGATATCATTTACTTTATAATCTTTAACATAAGTATTAAAATACCTAATTATTTCTTTGTAATTAATATCAGCCCTATCTAATCTAGTCCAATAATTTGAATCATCGTAATTACCTGTATTATTACTATTTTCATTTTCATCATCAATTTCACAATCATCACAATATTTATTAGGATTATTTTCAACTGGTGTTATTTCAGAAATGTGTGTAATAATACTTGTTTCTTTTATTAAATGATATATATCACTATTCATTTTTTCGTATTCATCATTATTTAATGAATTGTTTTCAATAACATATAGTAAATTATAAGGTCTTCCTTCATCTATGAATTCCTTAGTTTGGGAAACATAATGACCCTTCCTAGAACATGTTAATCTTAATCCACTACTTACAAATACGTGTTCGTCAACAATATCACTAAATGTATTAGAAAAGCAATTACCATATATAGTTTTAAGTTTAATTATACAAGATTTTCTAATCTCAAGTGCACAAAATTTATTAACAAATAATCCAGGATAATGTAAATGATAACCTTTTTTAATATATTCAATTTCTTTACTGTCCTTATTATCTATTTTTTTAATGATTTTGATATCAGCAGTTGTAACTATGCATTTATAATGCTTATTATAAAATATGTTGATTGTATCATTAATATTAAAAATAATATCAATAAATATTTTAGAAGTTAAATCATAGTCTCTTTCTAGTAAAAAATCTAGGTCAAAGAATAAAGGAAATACTTCTTTTCTACATTCAACAACATAGAGTTTTTCATTTTTAATAATAGATTCAGCATATTTAGTATTAAATAATTCAATATATTCAGGTTTAACATATAATATACCACCATTTAATAATAGATGACTTTGTTTTTGATTTTCATCTGATTTAGAATATTGATTAGTATATTTTAACCATTTTGCAAAAGAATCCATACTAATTAACTAGATAATATATATATATATGTTTTTTTTAAGTCAATTAAAATTAACAGTTGTTGTCATATCATAAGAATAAATAGATTTAGATGCGCAAATAGATAATTCTTTCCTTTTTGAACACTGTTTACTTTTATATAATGTTTCTGTCATATCTTTATCGATTTTTTCAATATTTTCAATAGCATAATTTAATATATTATTTTCAATGAACCATTTAAAAAAATTTAATTGACCCACAGTAGTTATAATATAATTATTTTCATCTTTATTTTCAATTTTAGTGCAACATTCGTCATACATTTCCCATTCTAACGTTTCTATATCTACTATAATTCTTTCTCTTCTACAAAATGGGTCAAACAATTTTTTAGAATAAGCTTTTAATTGATTTTTATATTCAATATAGATATTAAAATTTATATTTTCATTGTTTTTTTTAATAATGTATATAATATTGTTTTTTTTTGCATAGTTTGTAACTAACCAGTCCAATACTCTAAGAGAAATCGCATTTTTTTGAATTACGATATATGTTAGTATCTGCATATTTTGTGAATAATAATCAAGTAAAGAATTTAAAAGTAAGGCGCTTTTGCCGTTAACTTTATTTTCCATATATTTTATTATAAAATAATCCCTTAAATACTTTTATTTTATTATAAAAGACTTAAAGTTTTTGTGCATATTTTATATATACAAATGGAATTAACTTATATTATACCTGAAGGACCAAAAGGTTTTTTAATTCAAAATAAACAGTTTTTAAATTATTTAACTAAAAGTATTAACTATAATTATTCATTAAAAGGTGATTCTGTATTTCCTGCTCCACAGCCAGTTTCAATTGAGAAAAAGGATTTCTCAAAATTTAAATCGTATAAGTATACAGTTGCATTAAAACTCGATGGTACCCGTTTCTTAATGTATTTTATTAAAGATAAACATAATAATAATTATTGTATTTTAATTAATAGAGCTCTTCAGTTTTTTACTATTGAAATGAATGCTGAAAATACAATTTATAATGGTACTATTATTGATGGTGAACTTATTAAAATAGATAACCAATGGACTTTTATGGTACATGATGCAGTATTAATTTGTGGAAATAAGATTAACAAACTAACACACACAAATAGATTAAATGATACAAAAATGTGTCTTGAATCATTTATTGCTAATAATCCAGCAAATACAGTTAATATTTGTATTAAGGAATTTTATCCATTTGAAGATTTCACAAATTTTATCGATAATGTTTACAATAAGAATATTGATAGAATTGATGGTATTATTTTCATGCCAGATAAATTACCAGTAATTTCTGGAACTCAGTATTCAATGTTAAAATGGAAGCCACCAACTAAACATACATTTGATTTCCTAGTTAACGAAATTGATGTAGGACTAGAGGCTAAGATTTTTCATATGGGAAAAATGAATACGTTTGCTAAAATTCATAATAATACTGAACAAGGTAAAGTATTTATTACTAAAACAAAAGAATTTGCTGATTATAAAAATGAATGCATTGTAGAATGTACATTTAATAAGGAACAGCAGAATTTTGAGCCTATTTTAATTCGAACAGATAAGACACACCCAAATAGTTTAAGAACTATTGAACGAACTCTTTTTAATATTAATGAAAATATTAATATCGAAGATTTTCAAAATATCAATAATCAATAAACAATAATCAATTAACAATAATCAATAAACAATAAACAATAAAATTATTAATATTTTCTATAATAGAAAAGTTTATTAATTTTACTTATACTTTATTTTTTCGTACTTGTACTAATTTTTAATCTAGTTTAAATTTTATTAATCTAATAGCCGAAACCCATTTCGCGCATCGAAGATGGCGCCGCGGTCGCGACCGATAGACCAGCGGGTCCCATCATGTCCATTAGAGATGGCTGGCCTAGACCGTATCCGTATCTCATTCTGCGCATAGGCGATTTGCGCGCACGGGTTTTGCGGGCGGGCGAACGACGGGCTTTGCGAACGGGCGAACGACGGGCTTTGCGAACAGGCGAACGACGTTTGGGCGATTTGCGCGCAGCTTTGCGAACGGGAGATTTACGTTTAGGCGATTTACGCGCAGCTTTGCGAACTGGCGATTTACGTTTGGGTGATTTGCGCGCAGATTTGCGAGCTTCTTTGGCATCAACGTAAGTTTTGCCAGATTTTGTTTTGTAGTAAAGACCTCCTAGTTTACCACGGTATAATTTGCGTTCACGACCACGAACGACAACCGAGCCAACCGAGCCAACTCTCATTGGGCCACGTTTAGGCGACGATTTGCGTACTTTGCGCGCGGGCGAACGGCGGGATTTA